TTGGGAACCAAGGGTTAGAGTAGAGGATTGGATTAAAGCAGAAAGTTAGTTAAATAGCCATATGGCAATGGCAAGTATTGATAATTTGGCACCTACCCGAAGTTTAATAGATCTATCAAACCCAGATAAAGGTGATTTTGGAATAGATGATTACGAACTAAGTTTTATTTTTGACGATATTCTGTTAATTGAGTATGCAGATGAAACAAAAGAAGGTGAACTAGAACGTAACGGAGTTTTAATTCCGACAAACGCCCTTAACAAGGCCTGGAGAAAGGGGAAGGTGATTCTAGCAGGTCCTGATGCTAAATACGCTAAAGAAGGTGACATTGTTATTTTTCCAAATAACATGGGAGTGACTATAAATGGTGTAGGTATTACCGGTAAAGGTAAGGTTAAAACTGGTGTATTCTTGAACGAAGAAAGAATGTTTGGAATCTGCAAAAAGAAAGATGATAGTCCAAAAAGCGACTCTTGACCCGCTCTTACAGACTCATGTATGTGAAGTAAGATTCCCTCGGAGGATACAAAAACCAGGACTAGCCCTTACGAGAAGAATGTTATGCACCAATTCGATACAGTTATTAAACTCCGTAAACGGTCGAATATCTCTTAATTACTTCACGCCAAAGGGACCACCGAAAGCTTATTTAGGTCCGGATGACCTTGCCGTTGCTTGGGACATTTTAATACAGGATTATAGAAACATAAACATGAGGTCATGTAACTTAATTCAAGAGATTCCAGCTAATGATGATTTTTGGGAATACTTCAACGAAAATATATATCCAATGTCAGCGAAACAAAAATTTGATTTTATGAATTCATGAATAATTGTTTAGAAAATGTTATAGAGCATTTAAAGCCGTTCTTATTAAAGGATATTATAATAAGAACGGATAAAAAAATATTGAAAAGAGGCCGTTTAAAAATTTTTCAAATTAAACAATATTACATAAATCTTTCATTAGAGTATAAAAATTCAATTAAAAACTATGAAATTCCATACCCTTTTGATATACATTTAGAACAAGATGAAACAGAAGCAGTTTTAAATTACCATCTAAGTTCTTTTATACCAATAAGTCAACTTAATAAAGTTAAATGTCTTAATACTTCTTCCAAAACAAAAATTTACAACAATTTAGTATACATATGGCCTTCTGAGGAAACTACAGTATAATTAAGTGTGGTAGGCGGTTTATTAGAGCATTTTCCAAAAGAGTACACACCCAACTCCGCGCAAGTAAAGCTATTAAAAACTATTGATCAAGCTTTTAAGGATGATTATAAGTTTGTTGTATGTAACGCGCCAACAGGGTCAGGTAAGAGCTTTATATCAAAAACTCTCGCGAATGCCTCTGAAGAACCGACGCAAGACTTTAAAGATTTAATAACATCTTATACAGCATTTAAAATAGATCAAACAGGGTCATATATTCATGAACAAGAATGTGAAAATGAATTATCTGCTGGTGCTTTTGCGCTTACAATAACTAAAGCTTTACAAGATCAATATAAAACTTTATTTGAAGACACCACTATACTTAAAGGTAAGAGTAACTATATTAGTACGATTGACTCAGATATTGATGTTGAGATGGAATCACTAATTATGCCTAAAAATATATTAGAAGATCATAGAAGAAGACATAAGTGCCCATATCATAACAACCGCAGAGACGCTCTAACAAATAAATTTGCTGCTCTAAATTATAATATGTTTTTCTCTTTACCTAACCATGTAAAGAAAAGACAATATTTAATTTGTGATGAAGCTGCGGAATTAGAAAATCAGCTGGTAAAGGAATTTTCATGTAATATTAACTTTGAAATGCTAAGTAGAATGGATATATTAGTAAGACCATTCTATTCTAAAAATGGTGTAAATGTTATAAAGTGGATTAATAACCTATTACTCGATTTAAGTGATAAAATAGAGGAGCTTCGTGATACTATTAACAACAATAATAGCAATAATAAAAAATTCTTAATCGAAACAAAAAGACAAATAGTGGGTATACGAAATTTACATTCTAAACTCTCTTTAATCGTAGAAACTTGGAATGACAGTGAATATCTCTTTGAAACTAGTAGAGATGGTATTACATTTATGCCGTTAAAGGTTAATAAACTTTCAAATCATTTATTTAAATATGCTGATAAGGTAATCTTAATGTCAGCTACAATTATCGACCCTACAAATTTCTGTAAAAGTTTGGGTATAGATAAATTTAAATATGTTGAAGCTGATTCATCTTTTAATCCGGATAGCGCTCCTATTTTTTGTAATACAAAAGTTAAGTTAAACTATCACAACCTAAAGCGTAGTTTACCTAAGGTAGTGGAACAAATAAAACAAATTTGTGAATTTCATAAAAATGATAAAGGTATTATCCACACACACAATAATACCATTACATCAGTTTTATCAAAGCAGTTAACTAATGGAAGATTTTTAATAAGAGAGCCAGGGATCCGTAATGAAGAAATATTACAAGATCATTTAGAAAGTGACAACCCAACAGTGTTAATATCACCTTCTATGTCTCATGGTGTTGATCTAAAAGATGATCTAGCTAGATTTCAAATTATCGTTAAAGCACCATATCTACCAACAAAAGATAAGAGAATTGAGAAGTTAATGAAAGATGATTTTAACTGGTATATGAATAAAATGCTATGTTCCTTAATTCAATCATGTGGGAGAGGTGTGAGATCTAAAAAGGACTACTGCACTACTTATATATTAGACGGCGCTATTGTTGAAAGCATTGTAAATAATAGACACAAGCTACCGAAATATTTCATCGATAGGTTTTTGTAATAAATATAAGTACAAATGAAGAAAAGAGCATTTCATTTTGAAGTTAAAAATCTTTTAACGCAATTTATTGCGGCATTTGATGATGTAGTCATAAGCCGATGGAATAAGGATAGATCTGCTAAATCGAATATTGAAGTTAGATATGTGTTTGCGCCCAAACATCGGGTGATGTATGATATAATTAATAAAGCACAAAATATTACTCTACCGGCTGTAGCTGTAGATTTAACTAGCATTTCTAGAGACGAAACCAGAGTTTTTAATAAGTTAGCACCATCTTACCTTTCTACTACATTTGATGATAATCCAAGAAATGTATCTAAATTCTTAATGCCAGTTCCAGTTAATCTGGAAGTTAAGATGTCAATATTAGCTAGGTATATGGAAGACGTTGATCAAATTGTATCAAATTTTGCACCATACAACAACCCTTATATTATTTTATCATGGCCGGTGCCTAAAGATTTTGGGACAGATTATGACCAAGAAATTAGAAGCGAGGTTTTATGGTCTGGGGAACTTAATTACAGTTCACCCACAGATACCACGTATAATGATAAATTTAGAATTACCGTCGATACTTCATTCACAATTAAGGGGTGGTTGTTCCCAGAAAAAAAGGATACACAAGGAACGATTTATGTTGTAGATAGTAATTTTATAGCAGTTGATTTACGTAATAGGATGTACAATCCTTTAGACAGAACAGAAGTAGTAGACAATTTAAGCTATGAACAGCAAGGATATGGAGCACTCTCAGCATTTGATAATACTGTGCCAACAAATTATTCAGAGATGGTTACCATCTCTGGTATACCAGAGTTTACTAATATATTCTATTCAACTACCGGTGCTATAANTGAANTAAGANCGATTACAAATATATTATCCACNNATGATAATTCTTTTGTGGTATTTGGAAAACGCTTTTCGTACGAAAATAATTTTTACTTAAGTGCTGAAAAATCTGACTTCTTTTCCAATTATCAGATAATTACGTCTGCTAAATCACCAGAAATAAGCGGATATAAGTTAGATTCATTTTACTTCGACGTTACCAATGATAACATAGCAAGTCTTTATTTCCCTTCTAGTAGTTTGAGCGGTCATGGTCAGTTTACTATTGTGACAGGTAACGAAGCCGGGTGGGCTACCACATATCAAGCTGGTAGTGGTTCTATCTTACACCTAGACTAAATATATACAAGATGCCTGGATCCGGATCATCAACTAGCTCAAATCAAAATCGCTCTTACGTCACCAATGATGGGCGCGCTTCTACTTTTGGAAGAAACCTAATTCAATATATTCAGAATAGGTTACCATACGCAACAGACGGTAGAGCAGAGAACGATGCATTAAACCCGAAGTATAAGGTATTCCAAAAAGCAGGTATGAAAAGAGCGGAAGCGTTAGCTAAAGCTTCAATATCTTCTTCTAACCCTTATAACAATATACCTATTGGCGATTTCGCAAAAGATTCTTCTTTTGGCGATGTTATGTACGCTAATATTCAAGACGATAAGCAAGGTAGATTAAGAGATTACCGTATAATGGCTGCTTATTCTGAAGTATCGGATGCTTTAGATGAAATTTGTGATGAAACCATTAACCCAGATGATTCCGGATGGATTACATCACTTCAGCTTAAGGATATAGATCTAACTATTGATCAAAAAGAAGAAGTAGATAAACAATTTCATAGATATGTAGAGTATTATGATCTAAAAAATAGAGGCTGGCAATATTTCAGACAACTGCTAGTTGAAGGAGAAGTATTCTTTGAACAAATTATTCACGAAGGTTATGTTGAAGATGGTGTTCTTGGTGTTATAAATTTACCTTCAGAGATAATCGATCCTGTTTATAATAATATTCAAAATATGTTGGTTAAGGGGTATATATACAGAAAGCCTATTTTTAGCGTGGACCAACCAAATAAGGTTGAAAAAGTTGAATTTATTCCAATGGATCAAAACCAGATTATGTATGTTAATTCTGGTGTATATAATGAAACAAAAAACTTTGTAATTCCGTTTTTAGAAAATGCTAGACGCCCTTATAGACAATTATCTTTAATTGAAGATGCGATAATAATTTATCGTTTAGTTAGAGCCCCAGAAAGACTAGTTTTTAATGTTGATGTTGGTAATATGCCACCACCAAAAGCTGAAGCATATCTTAAAAAGCTTATACAGCAGTATTGGTCAAGAAAAACGTTTGATATGGATCAAACCGACGTGGTAAAGAAATTTAACCCGCAATCAATGCTCGATGCTTTTTGGTTTGCGAAGAGACAAGGCTCTGAGGGTACTTCTGTTACTCAACTCCCCGGAGGAGTTAACTTAGGGGAGTTGGCTGATTTAATGTACTTTATTAAGAAGCTGTATAGAGCTCTTAAAGTACCATCGACGAGATTAGATCCTACAGACCATGCATCTGTAGATGGATCAACGATTTTACGTGAAGAATTAAAATTTGCGCGTTTTGTTATGAGACAGCAGCAAAGATTTGCTGCTGGTATTAAAAAAGGATTCATAACTCATTTAACCCTAATGGGTATATTTGAAAAATTTGAACTTAATGAACAAAATCTTGAAGTTGAGTTCAATGTTCCTACTAATTTTTACGAGCTTAGAGAAAATCAAAGACTTGAATTAAAAGCAAATAATTACAACAACTTAGCTAGCAATGAATTTGTTTCTGCTACATACGCACAGAAAAAATATCTCGGATGGAGAGATAGAGACATACTAGCTAATAGAGAGTTTCTTAGAAAAGACGCGGAGATGCAATGGGAGTTAGCTCAAATCACCGCAGCTGGGCCTGCTTGGAAGGAAGTCGCAGTCGCTGGTGAAGTCGCCGAAGGTGATGCAGCAGTAGGCGGTGAAGGAGCCGGAGTGGGTGCACCAGGCGGAGCGATCCCGGAATTTGGAGGGGGCCCCGCTGATGTCGGTGGTGAAGAAGTAGACGTTCCGGCTGAGACAGAAGTTGATGCAGAAGAAACTGCTCCAGTTTAACGCGCCGGGTTACTACTAAAGAATTGAGTTCTATAGCTAAGGGGCGCGGTAACATCATGATTAGCATGCTTAGCTGAAAGCTCGTCCGCGTTTGTAAGTCCCATAAAGACAACACCTCGCCATGGGGCTGTTGCTGCTGCAGCGGGTATTTTAATGCGCTTTAAATCACTCGGAGTGCTTTCCGCCACCCGGGAATTTTTATCATATATATAAATTACCACCCCGGTCCCGTTATAAATAGTTACCTGTGACGCTGGTTGAGACGAAAGTGGGTATAAAACCGTCCCGCCATGAGTACTCTCAAACGAATGACATTCATT